ATGTAGTCGCGATCGATACTGATTCAATTTATGTCACATTCGAAGACTTGATTGATAGAGTCAAACCGAATAATCCCGTAGACTTTCTAGATACAATCGCGAAAGATAAATTCGAACCTATGATTAATAGATCGTATGAAGAACTAGCTTCTTATACAAACGCTTATCAGAACAAAATGGAAATGGGTCGAGAAGTCATAGCAGATAAAGGTATATGGACAGCAAAGAAAAGATACATACTAAATGTTCATGACTCAGAAGGTGTAAGATACAAAACACCAAAACTAAAAATGATGGGTATCGAAACAGCAAAGTCTTCTACTCCAAGTTGGTGTAGAAAGAAACTTGAAGAAGGTATCAAAACTCTAATGAATGGTAGTGAACAAGATGTTTGGGAGTTCATTGAAACTTCAAGACAAGAGTTCAATAAACTACCGATAGAAGAAGTTTCTTTTCCACGAGGAGTGAGTGATATTAAGAAATATTACAACGCAGCTTCTATCTATAACAAGGGTACACCAATTCATGTTCGTGGATCACTACTTTACAATAACTTTTTGCATAAATACAATATAGACAAGAAATATCCTATAATACAGAATGGTGAGAAAGTGAAGTTTTGTTACATGAAACTTCCAAATATAATGAATGAGAATGTGATATCATTTGTTTCAGCACTTCCGAAAGAATTTAATCTTGATGATTACATTGATTATGATTTACAATTTCAAAAATCATTCGTTGAACCTCTCGGAGTAATATTAGATAAAATCGGGTGGACAACAGAAAAAGTTAGTACACTTGAATCATTTTTTGGATAGAGATATGAAAAACTTGACAGATACAGAAACGGTAGTATAATAGATATATGACTTCGATAGAATACATCTTTATAGTGTTTCACTTGGTCACATGGACAGGCCTTGTTCTTCTAGCTGTTGAAATACATAGTTGGAAGAAAGAGATTCGTCATCACATTGACTACGATAGTAGTCTAAGAGCTATGAGGAAAGATCATAGAAATAAATAAATAAATTATGGAGATAATATATAATGAGTTATTTGAAAAGCTTAATAAAAACAACAGGTAATGAGTTCGCTTCTATTGTAGAAGACGGAGTACAAGCAGCAGATGTCAGTGGATACATTGATACAGGTTCGTACATCTTTAACGCACTCTTATCAGGTTCAATATACAATGGATTACCAAACAATAAGATCACAGCACTAGCTGGTGAATCTGCAACAGGTAAAACATTCTTTGCACTAGGAATGTGTAAACAATTCTTACAAGATAATCCAGATTCTGCGGTTATCTACTTTGAATCAGAAAGTGCAATCACAAAAGATATGATTGAACAACGAGGAATCGATTCTTCAAGAATCGTTATTGTTCCTGTTACAACAATTCAAGAGTTTAGAACTCAATCTATTAAAATTCTTGATCAATATATTAAGGACAAGTCAGACATGAAAATGTGTTTTGTACTTGACTCACTTGGTATGTTGTCAACAACTAAAGAGATTGAAGATACTGCATCAGGTGCAGAGACAAGAGATATGACTAGAGCGCAATTAGTAAAAGGTGCTTTCAGAGTTCTAACTCTTAAACTTGGTAGAGCGGGAGTTCCGTTACTAGTGACTAATCATACTTATGATGAAATGGGCTTATTTGCTAAGAAAGTTATGGGTGGAGGTTCAGGATTAAAATATGCTGCTTCATCAATTATCTTCTTATCTAAGAAGAAAGAGAAAGACGGAAAAGATGTTATCGGTAACATTGTTCATTGTAAGAATGAGAAATCAAGACTTACTATTGAAAACAAAATGGTTGATGTAATGTTGTCTTACGAGAGTGGACTTGACAGATACTATGGACTACTAGACTTGGCTATCAAGTACGGAGTCTTTAAACAATCATCTACTAGAGTTGAACTTCCAGACGGAACAACACAATTCGGTAAAACTATTAACAACAATCCAGAGAAGTATTTCACACCAGAAGTACTAGACCAACTTAACGAAGCAGCACAAAAAGAATTTTTATATGGCAACACGACTAGAACAGACGATACTGAAGAATCTGATAACGAATGATGCATTCGTAAGAAAGACATTACCTTACATTAAGAGTGATTTCTTTCAGGAGAGAGATGAAGAATTTCTTTTCAAACAAGTAAGAGATTACTTTTTAAAGTATCAATCACCACCAACTACTGAAGCTCTCATCATTGATATTGATGAGATGGAAGGTGTAGATCAACAACTAATATCCGATACATTGAATCTTATCAAAGATATCAAGTTGGATGATAGTAAAACACCTGACGAATGGTTAGTTGAATCTACAGAGAAGTGGTGTAAAGATAGAGCAGTATACAATGGTGTAATGAGTTCTATCGCAATCATTCAAGACAAAGACGGACAGTCAGGACAAATTCCAGACATTCTAAGAGAAGCATTATCAGTATCTTTTGATAGTAATATTGGTCATGACTTCTTGGAAGATTGGGATCCAAGATATGAGTTCATGCATAGAGAAGAAGAACGAGTACCATTTGACTTAGACTTGATGAATAAGATTACTAAAGGTGGACTTCCAAACAAGACATTGAATATCTGTATGGCAGGTACTGGTGTTGGTAAATCATTGTTTATGTGTCACATGGCATCAGCTTCATTACTTCAAGGTAAAAATGTATTGTACATTACAATGGAAATGGCTGAAGAAAAGATTGCTGAAAGGATTGATGCAAATCTACTTGATGTATCATTGAATACAATGAATGACTTACCAAAGATGATGTTCGAAAAGAAGATTACAAGAGTCAGAGAGAAGACTAAAGGTAAATTAATCATCAAAGAATATCCAACAGCAACAGCTCATAGTGGTCACATTCGACATTTATTACAAGAACTAGATTTAAAGAGAGACTTCACACCAGAGATTATCTTCATTGATTATCTTAATATCTGTAGTTCATTCAGAGTAAGACCAGGTAGTAATGTCAACACATATACTTACATTAAAAGTATTGCAGAAGAACTCAGAGGTTTAGCAGTAGAATTTGATGTTCCGATTATGTCGGCAACACAGACTAACAGAACAGGATTCACTTCTACTGATGTAGGATTGGAAGATACTTCTGAATCATTTGGATTACCAGCAACAGCAGACTTTATGTTTGCTTTGATATCTACAGAAGACATGGAAGAACTAGACCAGGTAATGGTTAAACAGTTAAAGAATAGATACAATGATCCAAGTTATCATAAGAGATTCGTATTAGGTATTGATAGATCGAAAATGAGACTATACGATTGTGAACAATCAGCTCAAGATGAACTAGTAGATATCGGACCAGTCATGGACAACACAGCTACAGGTAAAAGAGTATCTTCTGAAAAACAAGAACAATTTAAATATTGATTCCGCGGGTACACTTTTGTTATACTAACAGTATGGAAAATAATAAAGTAAGACAAATATTTTTAGATATGGACGGAGTTCTAGCTGATTTTGAATCACAGATTGCCTTAATGTTAGGTAAAAAAGTGTGGAATGATGATGCTGGTCATAGTGTTTATGATGATCATAAGAGAGAATTGACAGCTAAACACATGTTTAGACAGATGAATCCTCTACCAGATGCATGGATGTTGACTGATTGGTGTTTGAATTCAGGTATTCATACCGAAATCTTAACTGCAGCAGGTACTGTTAATAGAGAAATTGTTGTCAGAGACAAAATTGAATGGGTAAAAGAACACATTAATCCGTATTGGACTATAATTCCTACATTCAAAGGTAGTCAGAAAGCAGCATTTGCTCATAAGAAAGCAGTACTGATTGACGATAGAGATAAAAACATAGATTGTTGGGTTGCTGCTGGTGGGATAGGTATTCTACACACCTCTGCAGAAGATACTATAAATAAGTTAAATGACCTTATCAGATAAAACAAGTGGGACTATTAAAAGTAAGTCTCTAGTCGAACTACTCAATCACAAAGTTGAATTGAAAAAACAACTCATTGAGTTAAAACGAGACACAAATAAATCAGAAAAACTGGTTAAAGAACTATCGGATGCAATATCTGATATAGAAATCTTTCTTAGTAAGCACAGAATTCAAAAATAGTATTAGCATAAATACTATTCATGAAGACTTTCATTCAATTAACTGAAAAACACACTAATCCCGATATAATAGACAAGCTTAAGCACCCTATTAAATTAGATGCTAAACGATTAGAACAATTAAAAGGTGACTACTCAGCATACGAAGACATTGCGTTTGAACAATGGCAAGGATATCCATTTCCTAAAAATTCGTCTAATCAAACATTCAATGAATTAAAAACATTAATGTCCTTAGGTCAGTTCCGAACTGAATGGGAAGAAGAAATGATTATGTACGACACAAAAGTACTTAAACCATTTAAAGATTACGCTGAAACATACGGAATCGAAGTAGACTTCACACGAATTAAATCACTAATGGAACAAACACAACCTATTCTTCTAGCATTAAAAGGATTCTATAATAGACCAAGACCTTCAGTATTGGCTAAAAAGATAGGTCTATCAATGACATTCTTTCCTCTAATAACATCTAAGACACCTTCATATCCTTCAGGACATGCAACACAAGGTCACTTAGTGTCTCTATTGGTTGCTGATGAACTACCACTAGAACACAGAAGAAATGTATTGAAAATCGGTAAGAGAATTGGTGAGAGTAGACAAATAGCAGGTGCGCATTATCCTTCAGACACAGCATTCGGAATAGAGTTAGGTGATGAATTTTATCGTCTATCGAAGACAAGTGTTGGACAAGAACCCGAGTTAGAGTTAGAATCAATCATGTCAAAATTAAAGGAGAATGATATGATTAATGAAGAAACTGTTGTAGCTATTAATGACACATTACCAAAGTCAGCTACAGATAGAACAGAAATATATGAAGGTTGTGCAATCGTTGCGGGAATGAATAAAGGTTTAAAAATCTTAAATCATTCCGAGTTTTCTCCAACTTGTAAAACTTGGATAAATGATTTTGTTGAAAATGTTGAAGGTGGTGATAAAATCATCTTAGACTATTGTAACGAATTAGGTTCAGCAATGAAACAGATTGGTCCATTTAAAGATTTCATACACAAAAATATAAATAATTACTATAACAACGCACCTTCAATATTTGAAGTACAGAATCCAGATAAAGTTAATACCGCAGATTCTGTTATGATTACAAAAGGTTCAAGTTCTGATTTATTTAAAATAATGGCAGAACTAAAAGTATTAGATAAGTCTGGTCAACATGCAAGAATTAGAACAGAAGGA